AGAAGTAAAAGAAACAAGAAGTACTATAGAAGAGATAACAGAAAAAGAATACAAAGATAAAATTAAGAAAGCACACAATAAAAAAGCAAAGTCTGTTTCTTTTAAAGAAGTGGATAAAGAATAATGAGTGGTATAATTAAACAAGACTCTATTAGAAACCCTGCGTTTGGGAATAGAAATTTTAACTTGACACCAGAAATAATTTTATGGAGGTCTGTTATAGTTAGAACAATGCTTGACGCATTGGATATTGATATTCATGCGTGGGGTATAGGAAGACTAGATATTATCAAGCAAGGTAATCTTTGGTTTGATACAAACAACAAAGACTTTAACCTAGTATGTGACTACGCTAATCTTCAATCTTATTTTGTATTAAAAATTTATAAGAAGATTGTAGAAAAGAATGGTAAGAAATTATTTCATGGTAAAAACTTGAATAAACTTTTACTAGAATACTTATGTACTTTTACAGAGGAACATTAATGAAACTAAATAACAATTCTAAGTTTGATATAGACTTAAAGTATGGACAAGTAAGAGAAAAAAGAGTAGCTGATTTGCTTGGTAAAGAACAAGTAGAAATAAAAACTGAAAGAAACTGGTGGAGAAAAACTGGAAACATTGCACTTGAATATGAGTATAGAGGTAAGCCATCTGGTATAGATAAGACTGAAGCTAAATGGTGGTTTCATATTTTAGAGTTAGATAAGAACGAACATTGTATGTTAGTGTTCAGAGTATCAAGACTAAAAAAGATTGTAAAGAAATATAAAAAAACACACACTAAAAACATAGGAGATTATAGAGCAAGTAAATGTGTGGTCCTTCCATTAAAAGAATTATTTAATGAAGACTGTATAAAAATATAACTATGAGCAGTAAAGATTTATTAACAGAATACAAACTTACGATAGCTGAATTAACTAAAGAAAAAAAAGATGCAGTTGAATTAGTTGCAGTAAAAGATAGTAAGATTAAAAAGATTCTAATACAATTAGAACAAGCAAACTCAGATGTTCAAGCCTTAGGTTCTAAGATTGCTGAACTACAAGAGAAGCTGTCTAAGAAAGAAACTATCAAGAGAACTATTAATAAAAAGATAGATGAAATCTTAGAAAAAAAAGATGAAGAAACAGTTGACAAGGATGATTAATTATGATAAAGATTATTTATGTCAAATAAATTAACAAATACAATGAGGTATAAAAAATGGCACAAGTAGAAGGCACAGCGTATTGGGCTTCTTTAACAAGACCCAATGAAAAGTTTGAACCAATGTGGAGAATTGACTTAGCAGTTGATGACAACACAGCAGTAGACTTAGCTAAAGAAGGTATAACTTTAGGAGAAACAGTTATAGATGGCAACACTATTAAGAATGTTGTTAAGTTTAAAAGAAAAGTTTCTAAAGCAAATGGTGACAAGAATCAACCACCATCATTAGTTGATGGACAGAAGCAACCACTAGATAAAATAGTTGGTAATGGTTCTAAGGTTGTAGTAATGTATAAATCTTATGACTGGAATTACAAAGGTAAGACTGGTAAAGGTTTAGATTTACAAGCAGTTCAAGTTAAGAATCTAGTAGAGTACACACCTAAGGAAGACTTTGACATAGTGACACCAACAGAATCTGGTGTTGATATTAAAGAAGACTTCTAGTACAACTAGCCATAAGTCTAATGGCAGTTTCATTATACTTATCTCCTGGGGAGAGTCGGCAAAAACTGGCTCTCCTTTTTTATGAAAACAACAATTACAAAGGGCGACTATGGAAGAAATAAATAAAAATGGATTTGTAAAATTTCACTTACCCTGTCCACTATGTTCAAGTAGTGACGCAGTATCTGTCAATGCAGATAATTCAGCTTATTGTTTTTCATGTCAACAATATATAAGGGAATACGATATGGAAATTACAGAAGGCACAACGAATGGTGTGAATGAATATCAAGTAAAAGATTACTTAAAAGAATCTAACTATGCAGAAATTATAGATAGAAATATAAAAGAAGATAGCTGTAAACGATATGGCGTTTCAGTTAAGATGGATAGCATGGGTACAATTACTCATCATTACTATCCTTATCATGACAAACAAGGTGCAAAGGTTGCAACCAAAACAAGATACACTAAGCTAAAAGAATTTAGTCTTCAAGGTAATACTAAAAACTCTGGACTGTTTGGTGAGCATTTGTTTAAAAGAAATAAATACGTTATCATTACTGAAGGTGAGTTAGATTGTTTATCAGCTTATCAAATGTTTAAGACTGACAAGTATGAAACACCTGTGGTTAGTATTAAGAATGGTATTACTTCAGCAGTTAAAGATATTAAATCAAGTTTAGAATGGTTAGAAAGTAGCTTTGATAATATCATTTTAAATTTTGATAATGATAAACATGGGATAGAGGGTGCATTAAAAGTAGCTGAACTATTTAGTCCAGGCAAATGTAAAATTATGTACCTACCTGAAGGATTAAAAGATGCTTCAGATTGTTTAACTAAAAATAATATACAAGCATACACTAAAGCTTTTTGGGATGCAAAATTATATGCACCAGATGGTATCATTAATGCTAATGTTTTATTTGATGAGATAGCAAAACCTATATCAAAAGCATTTGTTCAATATCCATTTGAAGGTATGAATAAAATTACTTATGGAATAAGACCTGCTGAATTAGTTACGTTTACTGCAGGGTCTGGTCTAGGTAAAACACAAGTGATGAGAGAAGTAGTTCACTTTATGCTTAAGTCAACTGAAGATAATATTGGTTTGTTAATGTTAGAAGAAACACCTGTCATTACTTCTAAAGGTTTGATGAGTGTTGAAGCAAATCAAAGATTACATTTACCAGATGTTCATGTAAGTAAAGAAGAATTAAAAACTTACTTTGATGCAACAGTAGGTACTGGTAGAGTTTATATGTTTGACCACTTTGGTTCTAACTCAATTGATAATATAGTTTCAAGAGTAAGATACTTAGCTAAAGGTTTAGATTGTAAGTATGTTGTTATTGACCATGTTAGTATCATTGTATCAGACCAATCTTCAGGCGATGAACGTAGAGCATTGGATGAAATTATGACTAGACTTAGAACACTTGTACAAGAAACAGGTATTGCTATGATAGTTGTATCTCACTTAAGAAGACCAGAAGGTAAAGGACATGAAGAGGGTGCAGCAACTTCATTATCACAGTTAAGAGGTTCAGCTTCTATCGGACAACTATCAGATATGGTTATCGGATTAGAAAGAGATGCACAAAATGATGACCCTATTATTAGAAATACAACAAGAGTTAGAGTATTAAAGAATAGATTCTCTGGTACTACTGGTCCTTGTTGTGACTTATTATATGACCCAGATACTGGTAGACTTAATGAGGTAAAAATTGATGACCTTTAATCAGGTAGTCTTCGATATTGAAACAACGATGACTGCTGATAAAGTGTGGTGCATTGTTTGTAAACATGGAGAAACTTATTATCAATTTACTGATGGTAAGAATCTTCATAGGTTCGAAGACTTTGCAAAACAAACTAAAGAATTTATAGGACACAATATCATAGGCTTTGATATACCTGTTCTTAATAAATTTTTTGGTAAAGACTTATTTAAAGATTGTAAGATAACTGATACCTTAGTTCTTTCAAGATTATTTAATCCTATATTAGAGGGTGGACACTCACTAAAAAATTGGGGCTTAAAGTTTGGAGGTCAAGGTAAAATTCAGTTTGAACAATTTGATTATCTTAGTGATGAGATGTTAACTTACTGTAGAAATGATGTAGCTTTAACAGAAAAGTTATATAAATTTCTAAAGAGAAACATGACTGAATTTGGTCAGTCAATAGAGTTAGAACATAAGGTTGCAGAGATAATTCAAAAACAACATGAGTCAGGATTTAAACTTGATATAGTAGAAGCTTATAGTTTACAAGCAAAGTTTCAAGAAGACATGAATGACTTAACTACGACTGTAAGAAAAACTTTTCCTCCATTAAAGATAGAAGAAGAGTTTATTCCAAAGTCTAATAACAAAGCAAGAGGTTATGTTAAAGGAGTTCCTTTTACTAAGGTTACGTTTAAGGAATTTAATTTAGGTTCAAGACAACAGATAGCTGAACGATTGATGTTACTTGGGTGGAAGCCTAAGAAGAAAACAGATAAAGGTCATGTGATTGTTGATGAAAAAGTATTAAGTGAGATACATAATATTCCTGAAGCTAAATTAATAAACAGGTTTCTTATGCTCCAGAAAAGAATTGCTCAAGTAAGTTCTTGGATAGAAGCTATAAGAGAAGATGGTAGAGTACATGGCAGAGTAATAACCAATGGTACAATTACAGGAAGGATGAGTCACCAGTCGCCCAACATGGCTCAAATTCCTGCTGTGTACTCACCATATGGTAAAGAATGTAGGGCATTATGGATAGTAAACAAAGGTTATAAACTAGTAGGAGTTGACGCTTCAGGACTTGAGTTGAGGATGTTAGCACACTACATGAATGATAAGGATTATATACATGAAGTCGTTAATGGAGATATACACACAGCAAATCAAATTGCTGCTGGTCTGGAATCAAGAGATAAGGCGAAGACTTTTATCTACGCATTTATCTATGGAGCAGGTTCAGCAAAAATCGGAAGTATCATCGGAGGTTCGACAGCAGATGGTGAAAGAGCTAAAGAAAAATTTCTTAGAGCAACACCAAGTCTTAGAAGCTTACGAGAAAAAGTGGAACGAGTGGCTACAAGACGATACGTCACAGGACTCGACCAAAGAAGAATAATTATTAGACATCCTCATGCTGCATTAAATAGTTTATTGCAGGGTGCAGGTGCAATAGTTATGAAGAAAGCGTTGACATTGCTAGAAGAATATGTTAAAGTAAAACAAATCAAAGCGTTCCCTGTGGTGAATGTACATGATGAGTTCCAATACGAAGTCAAAGAAGAACAAGCAGAACAGTTTGGAAGAGTCGCAGTACAATCAATTATAGATGCAGGGAAACTATTAAACATAAGGTGTCCTTTAAATGGTGAATACAAAGTCGGAAACAACTGGTCAGAAACACATTAGTACAATAGCTACAGACATCAAAAGTTTGATAGCAGATATATCTAATGGCAAACCTGCCAACATGACTGAAGAAAACTTAGATGTCTTTCTTCAGAATATTAAAGAAGCTATGTTAGCCTGGAACAAACCATACAATGCAGAAAAGTATGCAGGTAAACTTAGAATGTCAATTCTAGGTAAACCTTCCAGACAATTATGGTACGATAAGTTTAGTCCTAAAGATAAGAAAGAAGAAAACGCAGGACTAAATTTAAAATTTCTATATGGACATATCATTGAACATTTAGTTTTATATCTTGCTGAATTAGCAGGACATAAAATTGAAGACCAACAAATGAAAGTTGAAATTGATGGTGTGACTGGACATATAGATTCTAAAATAGATGGTGAGATATGTGATGTCAAGTCAGCTTCATCATTTAGTTTTAAGAAATTTCAAACAGGTGAGATAGTAGGTGATGACCCTTTTGGTTATCATGCTCAACTGTCTGGTTATGAAACAGCTAATGGTACTAAGGATGGTGGCTTTCTAGTTGTTGATAAATCAACTGGTGATATTTGTTTTTACAAACCAGATGATATGGCAAAGCCTAATGTTAAAACTTTAATTAAAAATTTAAAGACTACATTAGTACAAGATACACCACCAGAAAAATGTTATCCATACAAAGAAGAAAAGAATGGTAACAAAACTTTAGCTATTGGTTGTCAGTTCTGTCCTCACAAATGGGAATGTCATGCTGATGCAAATGGAGGTAAAGGTTTAAGAGTATTTAGATATTCAAACAAAGATACTATCTTAACTGAAGTTATTAAACTTCCTAAAGTAGATGAAGTAACTAATGAATATAAATCAAGAATAGAAACATATGGAAAAATTACTTAAACATAAACATCTTCTTATCAGGGCAGAAGTAAAAAACCCTCCTAAAACTGAAGAACAAATTATTAACTGGATGAATAATCTTATAGCTAAAATTGATATGAATATACTAGCAGGACCTTATGCATCTAAGGTTTCTAAAAAAGGAAACAAAGGTATTAGTGGTGTTGCTATTATAGATACTTCTCATGTTGGTATACATACCTGGGATGAAACAGACCCTGCCTTAGTACAACTAGATGTTTACTCTTGCAAAGAGTTTAATAAGATAGATGTATTAAGTTGTATTGAACAGTTTGACCCTATAACAGTTGACTATAAATACTTTGATAGAGAAAATAATTTTAAGGAATTAAAATAATGAACGATAAACAAATGAGTAAGATAAGAAATAAAGCTAAACATCTTCTTGTTGAATGGTTAACTTCTTTGTTATCTAAAGAAGAAGCTAGTAAAATTAC